ATTTCCAGATATTATCCGTGAAGAAATAACACAACCGGATGGTCATTATATTTTATGGATAAATCAGGACAAATATAAAGACGGTAAGAGGTTAATCACATTGCTTAGGGAATTAAATGTATATCGTAACAAGCATATACCTGAAGTATATTTACGAAGCAGTAAGGCACAAAGATTAGAACTGTTAAAAGGGTTAATGGATACAGATGGATCGACAGTAGGAAAAAAATGTGTATTTTACAACACCAATGAGCAACTAGCTGATGAAGCTCTAGAACTTGTTAGATCACTAGGATTACATGCTACTAAAAATGTATTTTTAAAAAACATGAATCCAAAGCAAACAAAAATTGGTAAACCGATGTTTCGCATTACTTTTAGTTCTCCTTTTCCTGTATTTAAATTTAAACGAAAAATTGATAAACAAAATTGTAATGTTTCTATAAAACAAGTAAACCATTATATTAAAAATATAACTAAAATCCAATCAGTACCTGTTCGATGTATAACAGTGGATGCAGAAGATGAATTATTTACAATAGGAAAAACTAATATTGTTAGTGCAAACACCACTCTTATGACCATTTATGCTTTATGGTATACTTGCTTTCAATCAAATAAAAGAGTTGTTATTGTAGCCAATAAAGAAAAAACGGCTATTATGATTCTTCGCCGTATTAAAATGGCTTTTGAAGAATTACCTAACTGGCTCAAACCTGGTCTAGCTACATGGGGCGGCACTGAAGTTATTTTCGGCAACGGATCTAGTATAGCTATTTCAACTACAACTGGTAGTGCAGTTCGTGGTGATTCTGTAAACTGTATTACTGGAGATAATATTGTTACGGTTCGAAATAAAAAGACAGGAAAAATTGAAGACATCGAGATGTCTGAATTGTTTAATAGGGTTAAAATTAATAATAGATTGGATATAAAATTAGATGAAAAATGAAAATGAGTTAATATTTGAGAGGTTTGAAAGATGATTAATAAATTTTGCTTCCATGAGACAAGTATAGATAACGCTCTTCTTATTTTGATGCGTGAGGAAATTTGTCCACTTTGGGATCTTGTTGATAGCGAAGATGAGCGAAATGTTATATCACAAGAAAGAGGATCGAAAAATTATGGTGATTATGTTTATACATCTACATTTAGTAAAAAGATAGATGATGAATACCTATATTGTGGTACTTGGTCGGATCCAGATGTACTTTTTACTATCAAAACTAATAAAGATATTATATTGCGTAGCAAATATAGTAAAGTAGAGGGGGGAATTCTACAAATAAAAGGCTGTGTTAAAATTAAAGATATTTATCATATAAATATAGAACCAAATATTATAAATGACGATAATATGTCCGAAATACTTAAAATTAAGCGGATAGCTGTTGAAAGAGGTATTCAATTCACAGTCAAAGACAGAAGCGAAATTATTAAATTTTATATAGAAGAACAATAATGGCTGATTTAACAAATTTTGATGTATTTGAGAATACAGAATATGAAATCTTGACCGAAGAAGGGTTTAAAGATTTCAAAGGAGTTTTCTGTGGTAAAAATCCGAACAAAATTCATTTAACTTTTCAATCTAATAAGCAACTAATTTGTACACCAAAGCATAAATTAATGGTTAATGAAACTGATTATGTTTTTGCAAATGACCTACAAGTTGGAAACAAGATTTTCAATGATGTTGTTAAGTCGATTAATGAATTTGAAAATGATGAGGAAGTGTTTGAATTTCTTGAAATTGAAGATACTCATACATATTTTGCAAATGGTATATTAAGTCATCAATGCATCATTATCGACGAAATGGCTCACATTGAATCTCATCTTATTGATGACTTTTGGGCATCAGTTATTCCTGTTATTTCGTCATCTCGAAAAGGAACTACAAAGATTTTTGCTGTTAGTACTCCGAAAGGTACAGGTAACAAGTTCCACGAAATTTATTCAAAAGCACAGCGAGGTGAGGCTATAGAAGGTAGAATTTCTTGGCATGCAGAGAATATTCATTATAGTGAAGTACCAGGACACGGTAAAAAGTGGATTGCAGATATGAAGGCTGCTCTTGGTAACGATGAGCAATTATTTGCACAAGAGTTTGAGTGTGTATTTTTAGAGACAGGAGAATCTGCTATTGATGCATCTGTTCTTGAAGACTATAAAGAGCAATGCAGATTACCTCTGCAGACGTTTGAAGATGGACATTATAGAGTTTGGGCTGAACCTCAAGCAGGCCATATATACGGTATAGGAGTTGATGTTAGCGAAGGCATCGGACGAGCAGCATCTGTAGCGCAAATATTTGACTTCACAGACTTAACGCATATTGAGCAAGTTGCATGCTATCACAATAACGCAATTCACCCAACACGATTTGCAGAAGTATTAAACCGCATCGGAAACCATTGGGGTAGACCGCCGATGTTAATCGAGAGAAACAATTGCGGTGGTGAGGTGATAACTTCACTGAATGAGAAGCACAACTATCATAATCTAGTTAGTCATAATCCATCGAATCTTAAGTACGGAGATATACGGCAAGGTATTTATTCACATACTAATACCAAGTATAATGGTGTAATGAATATGCGTTATTGGATGAATACTCTTAAGGTTGTTAAAATATACGATATTGCAACTGTTCAAGAGCTTCAAACATTTGTACGGTATCCAAACGGCACTTGGAAGGCTAAGCAAGGCAATCAGATTTATGATGATAGAGTATTGTCTCTAGTCTGGGGTCTATATGTTCTACAAGAAGAGATTTGTCAACAGCATTATGAAATCGTTGCGTATGATGATCAAGGTAAACCGCTTAAGATTCAAAACTATACAATTACAGAACCAGGTATATTTAAACTAGATGACTTCTTCCAGAAGAATGAAAATGCTCCACTACCGACGATTATCGGATCATCTCCAACATCAGGACAATTTTCACCAGGAGGCCAAGGAATAAACGAACTACACCAAGCAGGTTGGAGCAGTCTATGATAGGTTCGTTTAATCAATATTATCAGATATACTCGAAAGAGTATGGAGAAGATCGCGTTAACGAGATACTAGAAGTAGTTTATGATGCTATTTTGAGTGAAGTAGGTATTAATTGGTTTGGAACACATGACGTTGATCCGGTGATATCTCAAGCAGTATTTGACGCTGATTCAGAAATGAAGTCGAATGTATGGAAACTTTTTGCCGATAATAATGGTAATTTTCGATATGAGATTATGTTTGAATATCTTGAAGAAAAGGGATGGCTAGAGCAGAGAAAAGCGAAAGATTTGATGGACACGAAAACTTTTAAACTTTTACCGAGAAAGGGTAAAGAGGTCGATTATTGGCAGGAGGTATTTTAATGAGTAACATAACACAACCACATTTAAACAAACTTAGGAAAGATAAATTTGTAGTTATCTTGACACTACCTAATATAATGAAGCAGTTACAATCGAGATCTACAAGAGAAGATAAATTTATAAATCTGGATAGTCTACAATTTTCTGTTTATAACATTAATATACCGAGTGTAACTGTACCTGAGCATCAAATACACTTTGGCCAACAGAATTATAATATAACTTCGTATGATAGACCAGCATATGCTCCTGTTGTGATTAATTTTGAAGTCGATAATGAATTTAAAAACTATTGGGTTCTTTGGAAATGGCTACAGCTTTTAAATGACCCTACTACAGCGGCTTACGCCGGAAAAGGAATCTTTCCTGAGGGTGCGCCTGTTCTTGATCCAAAAATCGTACCTAATTATCAAACAACAATTATAGCAAATGCAATGGATGAATATAACAATGAAAAAGCAAGATTTGTATTCACTAATTCATTTATAACTACATTAGGGGAATTAGACTATAATTACAGAGATTCAGGTCAGTTGCAATGTAGTTTTACATTTGTGTTTAATCGACTGGATATTGAACTACTGGATGATGGAACAGATACACAGAAATTTGCATAAAACTGTATATTTTATCGTGTGTATAGTGTCGTCTGTCCCGAAAATATTATCCAAAGAACAATAAATAATTAAAACGAATAGGAGTTTTACCATTCAAAGAGGAGAATAATATGCGAACAATTGAGAGCCCAGGCGTAGAGATAAATGAAATTGATTTAAGTTTTAATACCGAGCTTCCAGTAGGCACAACTGTTTTCTGTGCTGGTTATGCCCCACAAGGTCCTACAGATGAACTTGTTAACGTAACTAGTATTTCAGAGTTTGAACAGATTTATGGCCAACCGGAGAATGCTGCAGAGCGGTATTTCTATCACACATGTAAACAAGTAATGCAAGCTAATGGCACATTGCTTGTCACTCGTATTCCTTACGGTTCAGGTGGAGGAACAGGATACACATCTAATTATAGTGTTCTTGCTTTTCCATGCTTTCCGTGGAATTCAGACATCGATGAATATGCAACCGGCATTACAGCAGCCACATATTCATCAGTACTTGCAGAGGTAGCTGCAACAGGTCAAAACTGGAATAATACTTATAATGTTTATAGTGCTGTTTCCGGTACTGAGCCAAACTATGCAGGATTTAGTGGATTAACAGTAAGCCTATCTGGTGAAAGTTCAACTACAACGAAAGCGGTAACATTTACTCTTTCTGGTGGAGCTTTTGTATCTAATGATAGTGCATGGACAGGTACATATACACCAGTCGATAGTGATTATGATTCGTTCCGTTGGAAATTTAGTTCACAAACAGAATCTATTTCTAATGTAAAGATTACAACAACATACGAAGCATCAGGCATTACTGCTGCAACCACACCGAAATTCTCAACAGCTGAGAATTACTATTTAGGTCAACCAGTTCACACAGTAGTTAACGAAGAGATTTATCTTCAGTGGCTACAAGGTGGAATTAACTGGAAAGACGGACAGATGCCATCTGGTTACACAACTACAGAGGCTGCATTGTTATCAAACGTCGGCTATAACGGTCTAATCGTTGTTAACGAGATTAAGTCTGTAATTGACGAAACATTCGGTGGATATTATATCGCGATTGCCGATAACTCGAAGATTGATAAAGGTTCTAATTTCGATTCAGTATTAAAAGCAAAGACTATTAATAGTTCTACAACTAACACAGAATGGTTGACGCTCAATACTGACCGTTTAGCATTTGCACTAACTGGTACGTATCGTCAATCACCAGGCTGTATTTCTGAAATAGTTGAGACTGTTCCAGGATGGGAATTTGGTAATGAAGGTCAAGGTGGTTATACTGACAGTATTATATTTACACAGTTCAAACTACGCCCATCATTATATAACGCCGAGGATCGCGTTCTTGATAGAGTTGTTTCAGAGACTTACAGCGGCTCGTTTGATAGTACTCGTACTATTAATAATCCACGTGGTGGATCACCTCTAAACTATTATCTAGAGGACGTTATTAACAATGAATCAACCACAATGAGAGTATTTATTAATCCAAATATTTCCGAGAGAAGTGGTCTATGGTTCGATCCACAGAATGGTTTACCAATCAAGAAGATTCGAGTAGCTTGCGGTGCAAAATCAAATACAGATGAGTATGGAGTTGCATTGAGTGATAATCCGACTAACCCAGCAGAGCCTCACGGTAAAGCAAAAGTTGTATTTGATCTATCTAGTGCAGATAGTTATCTAGTAAATGCAGACAATCTCTATGCTACTGGTGAGTATGTTGAGAGCTGTCAGGGTAGTGAGAAGTATATTGGCGAACTTCCACAGAAGCTTGAGCGTGCATTACGTCTTGCAGAGAACCGTGATTTAATTCGTGTTGATCTTGTTCCTGAAGCTGGTCTTGGTACCGTCTGGACAGGTATGGTTCTTGATATGAATAACTGGCCATCTGATGCAACGAATAATTATGCTTACTCTCGTACGCAGGAGATATTCAATGAAACGCACTATATCGATGGTATCTTGAATTCGCATACCTTTGATTCGGACAGTGATGGTTTAATGAGTCAAGCTACTGGCTCGTCTTCAGAAGCGAGCGATTTATATGAGACTATTTACGGAATATTCAATACATTCTGCAAAGATACTCGTAAAGATTGTTTACATATTGCGGACCCGTTACGTTACATCTTCGTACAAGGACAAGGTGATGTAAAGGTTATGGATGACCAGACAAAGAACTTCTCGCAGCATATATACTGGCCGCTGAAGAATCTTTACGGTACAGCAAATTCTAGTTACGCGTGTACATATGCTAACTGGCTCAAGCATTATGACTCTTATGCTGGTAAGTTTGTATGGTTACCATCATCGGGATGGCTATCCAGAACTATGATTAATACGGATACTAATTTCTTCCCATGGTTTGCACCTGCTGGATTAAATCGTGGTATTCTACAAGACATCGTAGATCTTGGTATTAATCCAACCTTGAAGCAACGTGATTTGCTATACAAGAGTGGTATGAATCCAATTGTATACTGGCCAGGTGATGGTTATGTGGTTTGGGGACAGAAGACATTACAGAAGAAGCCTTCGGCATTTGATCGTATCAATGTTCGTAGATTGTTCTTGTGGCTCGAGAAGGCTACATTACAGCTCGTGCGTTACTTCGTGTTTGAACAAAACACCGTATTTACACGAAATCGTTTAAAAGCAGCTATTTCGCCGGTGTTCGACTATGCGAAGAATAATGAAGGGGTTTATGATTACCTAATTGTTTGTGATGAGCGTAATAATACACCAGACGTAATTGATAGAAATGAACTAATAGTAGATATCTATATTAAGCCTGTAAGAGTTGCCGAGTTTATTCTTGTAAACTTTATTGCAACGCGCACAGGACAGGATTTCGAAGAGTTATTATAATAAGCTAAGTGGTGGGGGTAGCAATACCCCTGTCCTAAGTATTTTAAAGGAGATATTATGGGAATGGGAATTGGTGGTTTTTACACACAAGCGGTTTCGAAAGACTTCTCGCGTGATTTTCAAATGAGGGTTATTGAAATTGGTCCTGGTGTTCTTAACGAAAAGGATAACGTTTACATTACAACTACAACTCTACCTGGCTATCAGATTGCTAATCAGCAGGTTCCGTATATGGGACTACAGTTTAACGTTCCTGGCTCAGGTAGTTTTCCTGGTAGTGATGCATGGTCCGTTACGTTTAGATGTGATCAGCAACTAAATATTCGCGAGAAACTAGTAACCTGGCAGAAGTCTATATTTAATTCGTTTCCGGGAACTGAAGAAGAGAGTACCGGAGCGTATGGACCGAAGTACACTGAAAGTGTTGCTAAGGTGACTATTTTTGATCGTGATGGTAAAGAGGCACGAGGTCTTCGTTTAGTTGGTCTTTACCCGGTAACAGTTGGTGAAATCTCTTACGATGCAACTGGTAGCGGTTTACCTGTAACACTAGCAGCAACTCTTGCGTATCAGTGGTGGGAGCCGTATACAACCGGTGGATCTGTAATACCGTAAGTGTTATAGAATTAAAAAGACGGCGCTTTTTGGCGCCGTCTTTTTTTTGCTCTATTGTAATGCTGTTAGGTTGGATTAATAACACCAGCTTTAGAAACTAGCTTTCTATACTCAGTTGTTAATTCATTAGGATCATCGTGACCTGGACCAGCGTTTGCTTCAATGTAGTACCGATTGTATATAAATTCAATTTGTCTTTGTATAACTTTATCTGCTGTATAGTTGTATTCTTCACTATCTATTGTAATCGGGGCACATGCTTCGAGGTTAATAGTTTTTCTCAATTTAAGCGGTGCAGATACTCCATCTTTTTGATAACAAAGTAATTTAATAGGTTTACGTAATTTTTGATACTTTAGGCTTTTAAATCCGAGTGTAATCACCCATGGGCGAAAAAATAAATCTGCGACAGATTGATTAGTCTCTAAAAATGTTACTGTAACATTTGGAAGATCGTTTCTATTTTCACCTATTACACCCTTTAACGCACCGGATTGGTTTACACCTACTCGCGATATGTTTAGACTATCTCCCGGAAAAGTAACACTTTGTGCCAGCATGTAAAATGTATTACCGATAAACCAACTAGATTTATACGTTAGTTTACTGTCGTCAAAAATATCCCATTTGCGTGTGGCTCCTTCATATAAATTTAGATTTTCTCTGCACTCTGTGTCTATTTGAGTCATATCATCTATAGATATTCCTACCAACCACAGTTGAGACAGAGCCAAGCTATTCGATGTTGCCATCAATGAATGGAAGAATTTTTGCTGGACTTTTGTGATATCCTCGATTACTACTGGCATAGTTGTATTTTATCCTTTCTTAAATAATTACTTATACATAAATATTTAAGGAGATAACTATGCCAAATCAAGATAATATTGATAACAAACCAGAGATAATGACAAACATCACGCAGATTCTTAATGCGGTACAGAAGCAGAAGACAACAT